GGTTATATGAATGTGATTATGTTATCAACACAGCAGCAGAAACTCATGTTGATAACAGTATAGAAGACAGTGATGATTTTGTTCGAAGTAATATAGATGGTGTGCATAATTTACTTAAACTAATTAACAAAGTAAAAAGAAAAAAACCAATATTATTACATTTTAGCACCGATGAAGTCTATGGCGATATTATCACTGGTAGTCATACTGAACAAGATTTATTAAAACCAAGTAATCCATATAGTGCAACTAAGGCTGCTGCAGATATGCTAATTTTAGCCTGGGGAAGAACTTATAATCTTCCCTATATAATTGTAAGACCTACGAACAATTATGGAATAGGACAATATGTGGAAAAATTAATTCCTAGAACAGTAAAATTCCTATCTTTAGGTAAACCAATAGAATTACATGATCAAGGTAAACCAGTCAGGACATGGTTACATGCTAGTGACACCAGTAATGCTATTATTAAAATAATTGAATCAAATGTAGTAAATCAAATTTACAATATTTCTGGCAATTATGAAGCACCAAATATCGTTGTAGTTAAAAAGATATTAAATGTTTTGTATGGCACTGATAACACAGATGGCAAAATTACGGAATTATCAAGAGTGGGCCAAGATATGCGTTATAGTATTGATGATTCTAAAATTAAAAGTTTGGGTTGGAATGCACAGGCAGATTTCGACAGTGAGCTAGAAAATATTGTTAATTATTATATTGAAAACTTTGTTTGGTAATTTATGTATATAATTACAAGTTGTCTTGTTTGCAAATCAGACAATGTAGTCTTTGAGCCCACATTCTTATCAAGATTTATATTGAGTAGGACAGAAGGTCAAATAAGACATATAGATCTGCCTATCTTTTCCATTAAATGTAATCACTGTAGATTTTTCAGCAGTGCATTACGCTTTACTGATGAAGAAATGGAAAAGATTTATAAAGACTATAGAGGTTACGAATATAATAAGATGAGAGTTGCAATAGAAGGGGACTTTTATAGACCACTTATTGGGACATTTACAACTCCGGAAGATATAGAACATAGACTTAAAGGCATAAATGAAATAATTGATAGGTCTGTTAATATAGGAAACATACGGAAAGTATTAGATTATGGTGGAGGGGCTGGCCATTTTATTCCTGGCAAGTTTATATTTGCAGAAAAATTCGTATATGATATAAGTGGAACAATTTTATGTTCAGAAATTAAAAGGTATGACCCAGGTAGACAAGTAGACTGGAATTATATACAATGCTGTCATGTGTTGGAACATGTGTCAGACCCTATCAAATTTTTAAAAGATATGCTAAAATTAGCTAATACCAATACTTTAATATATATTGAAGTACCAAATGGTGATGGGCCAAGTATGCATGGGGTGTGGCATGAACACATTAATACTTTTTATGAAGATAGTTTAGAATACATATTTCAACTAGTAGATTTAACTATTGTTGATCGTCAAACAAGAAATGGCTGTATAGGATTTTTAGCAAAAAAGGCTATAGAATAAATGGAACATATTTTAAAACAAGTAAGAGAATTTATTGAACAGAAACAGGCCAATCGTAGTTGGGTAGCAGGAAAGGATTTTGTAAATTATGCTGGCGCCTACTTTGATGCGGATGAATATGAAGTTGCTGTAGCTAGTCTACTTAAAGGTTGGCTAGTAATGGGCAATGATGCTCTTAAATTTGAGCAAGAGTTTCCTAAACAATTTGGTAAAACTAAAGGTATTGTTACTAATAGTGGAAGTAGTAGTAATTTACTAATGATGGCTAGTCTAACTAGTAAAAGAGGCTATAATTTCCCCAAAGGCACAAAGGTTTTAACACCTATTGCGGGGTTTCCAACTACACTTAACCCGACATTACAATTAGGGTTTACACCAGTATTTGTTGATATAGAATTAGATACTTTAAACATTAATTTGGATCATGCAGAAAAGGTTTTAGCAGCTAATCCAGATATTAAAATAATGACTTTTGCCCATGTGTTAGGTAATCCTCCCAACATGGATAAGGTTATGGAACTGGTAAAACAATATAAGTTGGTTTTATTGGAAGATTGTTGTGATGCATTAGGTACCACATATGACGGAAAGCCATTGGGAAGTTTTGGTCTTATGGCTAGTTGTAGTTTTTATCCTGCTCATCATATGACCATGGGTGAAGGCGGATATGTTGCCACCGATGACTGCATGCAAGATCAAATTCTAAGAAGTTTTCGTGAATGGGGACGAGGCTGTTATTGCGTAGGGCCAGAAGCAAATAAACTTAAATGTGGCACTTGTGGAACAAGATTTAAAGAATGGGTACCGGCATTGCCTGGTGAAATTTTTGACCACAAATATGTATATGACGAAATCGGATATAATCTTAAACCTATTGAGCTGCAATGCAGTATGGGTTTAAAACAATTAGAAAAACTGCCTAAAATTCATGAGTTGCGTCGTAGGAATTATAAACTGTTATTTGAAATATATGAAAAATATGAAGAATTTTTCCATTTACCAAGAGCACAGGCCAAAGCTGATCCTAGTTGGTTTGCTTTTCCTCTCACTATTCGCTCCACTGCTCCTTTTACTCGCAGTGATATTGTTGATTATTTGGAAGAAAAACTAATTCAAACAAGGCCATATTTTGCTGGCAATATTATGTTACAACCTGCTTATAGTCACTTAATGGATTCCACTACAGCAAAAACATTATATCCTAACAGTACTTTGGCCATGCGCAATAGTTTTTTCCATGGCACAAGTCCTGTTATCACACCAGAACAAATTGCATATATAGGCGAAGTTGTAGATGGATTTTTAGGATTATATTTATGAAAAATTATTTGTTTGGCTATGCAAGACCTGTTTATAACATTTGGGGACCATGGAAAGGATTTGGGTTAAATCCATCATGGCAGGAAGATCATAAAGTTTATGAACAAATGTATAAACTTAGCAGACTGTCTGCAAAGCATTTTTTACAAGGTGAATGGGAAGAGTTTTGTGTAACATCACCAGTATTAGATGCTAGATTACATCAGATTAATGTATGGTATACAATTAAGGAATTATGGCTTAAAGAACCCTGTAACATTTTATGTATGGGCGCAGATACTTTGTTTATTAAACCAACAGAAGTATTTGGTAGATATGATAAAATGACAATGTTTAACTATACCGACCCCAAAACACATGCAGAAGTTGTACATTATTTTAATGATGATGTTAGATACTATCCAGCTTCTATGGATCCTAAAGTTTGGGAAATGGGAGAAAAGTTAATGGATAAATGGTTTGCCCATAATGAAAATAATTGGGCAGCAGGTCAAATTATTCATAACTTACAAATGTGGAGTCAGGGTGTTGAACTTAATGATGTTCATGACCCAAATATGGCTTTTCAAGTTTTATATTTTGATGAAGAACAAGACAGTAAGTGGAACGGCAGTCCGTTCGAAGATGCCCATATATTACATCTACATGGGAGTAGAGGCATACAAGGAAGACTGCCAGTTATGGAAGCGATTCTAACTCAATTAGGAATAGAACAATAATGTTAAATTTAATTTCACAGCGAGAAGGCTTGTGGTGGCCCAAAGAAGATCATGGATGTTGGGACTATAATACTAATCATGCACCTAATATTCCCAAAGAACTAGCACAATATGTTCCATATAAAGGAGTTGTAGTACAGGCTGGTGGTAATTGTGGTCAATATATTGTTCAGTATGCAGACCTATTTGAACGAGTTTATACTTTTGAACCTGATCCGCTCAACTTCCTTTGCCTAACACTTAACTGTCAAAAAACAAATATTTACAAATATCAAGCTTGTGTAGGCAATCAACGGAATCTAGTTGAACTAGCGGTAAATAGTTCAGATGTGGGTGCTACTCATATAGATCCCAGTAAGCCAGGATTAATTCCTACCTTGCGTATAGATGATTTAAACTTGGATAGATGTGATCTTATTCAATTAGATACTGAGGGTTTTGAATATTTTGGGATTCAAGGCGCAGAAGAAACAATTACTAAATTTAAGCCTGTTTTAAGTATTGAGTGGTGGGAACCATGGGCTGCTCGTTATGGAATTACATTAGAAATGCTAGAAAATTATCTTAGTCGTTGGAATTATGTAATAGCTGGATATCATGTAACTGATAGAGTTTATGTAGCAAAATGAAAACAGTTTTAATTACAGGAGCTACTGGCTTTATAGGGCATTTTTTAGTTGAAGAATTTATTAAGGACCATAAAATTATCTGTTTAGTTAGGCCTAAGACTAGAAATTTAAAAAGAATAGCAGTCTATACAGACAGATTATCCATTATAGAACACGACATTTCTAAAAGTTTAAAACCACTTGTAGATTCTTTAGGCACTATAGACATTATCTTACATGCAGGTGGCAATGCTAGTGCTGCAGATAGTATTGCCGACCCTGTCAGTGTTATCAATGATAATGTTATAGGTACTTTAAATTTATTAGAATTTGCGAGACTACAAAAACTTGAAAGGTTTGTCTATTATAGTTCTGGAGAAGTTTTTGGTCCTGTTCCGAATGGTTCAGACAGTAAGGAGACAGATCCCTATAATAGCAATAGCCCTTATGCTGCTAGTAAAGCAGCAGGGGAAGAACTTTGTCTTAGTTACGCTAGTAGTTTTGGTGTTCCGGTAAGTATTGTACATATTAATAATACTTTTGGTCCTAAATGCCAAGTAAACCGTTTGCCAACCATTATTATAAACAATATTATGAACGGTAAGCCTGTAAATATTCATTCAGATTTAAATGGTAATATTAGTGGTAGACGATGGTTTTATGCAGGCGATGTTGCATTACATACTAAATTTATTTTAAGCAATCAAAAGTTAAACTGTGAGAAATGGAATAGTGCCGGTAATAAATTCATTAACAATTTAGAATTCGCTCAGCTTATTGCTCAATCTATGCAAAAGGATTTACAGTATGAACTTATTTTAATTAATAATCCAAACTATAAGTTATGTTTCAGTGTTAATCCAAGTAAGCTTTACGATCTTGGTTATAAAGATAAGTTTACTTTAGAAGAAAGAATACAACAAACAACGGCATGGTATAGTAAAAATCCTAGTTGGCTTTTATAAATATATGTATGTCTATATATTGGCAAGAATATGTTCGTGCTGCTTATGATTTAGTATTAGAAAGTGAAGGCAGATGTAACATTTTTTTGGATCATGATGTAGAGGCATATATCGTTCATTTATTTGCAAAAAATTTCAATAGAACTGATATAGGCCAACAGCCTATCGCAATTCAATTAATGCAAGAGATGCAAAAACCAAAAAAACATGCTAAATATCAACCCATTGCAGATGAATGTTTACTTATAAACAGTTATCCTCTCAAAAGGAAAAATTGGCCTAGTGAAACTTACTATAGGGACATGGGCTGTATAGCATATAGTTTGGCAAATTTAATAGAAATAGAAAACAATTTTGAAAATGCAACTAAGATTTTACATAGAATGTTTTTAGGTTTGAACAATAACGGAGTTGACTTGAGTCTTTAATT